ACTACCGCAATGCGTGGCGATAGCTGAAGTGTCCAAGTCGCCAGAGCTATCGAAGCCGATGTCTGTCTCGCTGTCGTCGCTGTCCCTGCGGATACGCATGCAGCTACCGCTATAGTCTTTGTCTAGCAAGCGCACGGAGTAGGCTGCTGCCGCTCCTGTGTAGGTGTCAAGTAGCTTGTCCGGTGTGCTGCTGATGAGCGTGCGCAAAATGACAACGCTGCCGTTGGCTGTGATGCTGTTGATGTACGCGTCGACAATAGCCTGGATAGTCGACTGCGCTGTGTTGTCGTATGGCCCCAGCGGATACTGTTGCATCTGACTCAGCGCAGTAGGGAAGGGCGTAGCGCTGATGTACATCGTGCGGCGCACAGTGCTGTCCGCTACAGTGTCGGCGAGGTAGTTGCTTATAAAGCCACGGCCTTGCACGCTGTTAATGCCTTCGAAGTATTCGACGGTGTGCCCAGCGTTGGTCAAGGCAGTAACCGAAGCTTGTGCTGAGCTGTTACGGCTGTTGCTAAAGAAGGCGTTGTTGCCGTCGCTTATTTGCGACTGGGCGCGTGACAGCGATTGCGTCAGCTCGCTAGCGCTAGGAGAAGCTGTAGCACCAAAGTTGCCAAGCAAAGCAAGCAAGTCTGTAGTGCCTACCGTTCCATTTTGGTTTATGTCGCCAAACAGTCCGTTCGGAAACATGCTGTCGGTAAGTCCAGCGTTTCCACCGTACTCAGTGATGACGCCTTGCAGCATGCTAATGGTAGCCTTGTCGGAGCTGTCGTGGGTAACGCTGCCCTCAGGAAACTGTAGCGTGTCGGCTGTGTCGCTATTGGTTGCGCTTGTTTCCTGTACGGTTAGGCTGCCTCCGCCGCCGCTTTGGATCGTGGCCGTGCTTCCGTTGATGGTGACCGTGTTGTTGCTGAACACCAACTTTGTCACCGCGCCGCTTGGTGTACCGTCAACCTCCTCAACCGTAAATGAGTTAGACGGAAACTGTGCCACGCTGACCGCTGTGCCGGTGCGCTGGATACGCACGTCGTAGGTCTGCTCCAACACATACACGCGTTGGTCAGGATCAAACTGCACGTCGCTTGTATCAAAGTCTATGCTTTGCACCTCAACGCCGCTCAACGTTCCGCTCTGACGGTCTAGGGCGCCACGTACGGCAATACCAAGGTTCATGCCGACCTCATAGTCATCGCTTACGCAATACAGCTCTACGCGCGCTGTATCGAGTTTGCTTGTGGCGTTCTTGGTGGCTGCCGGTGTCGTGTCCGTTACGGTGTAGACAATGAAAGGAAGGACAGCGTCTTGCTGCGCCATCTCTGGGAAGATGCGGTCCGCGCAGATTGCACCTACGGCGCTGCTGTCTTTGAGCAGTTTGTATATCGCTTTGCCTGTTTCCATCAGAGTTTAAATTTCTCGAAGACCCTGCGGTACTTCATAATTATAAGGCGCTCCATAGCTGGCCGCAACCGAGCCAAGGCAGGGACAATCTTATTGAACGCTGAACTGCCAACACTGCGGTTGCGGCCTCCTACGTGGCCGCTCTCTACAATACCCGCAAACCAACCGTCATTATTTGGCGACACGCCGCCAGACCTTGGACCGACAAATACATTGACACGGCTACCACGGCTGTTGCGTACACCAATAGACCTGCGCAGTGTGCCTGGCTGAATGTCTAAGTTGGGGCCGCGCTTGCCACCGCGCTTACCTGACCTGCGCACCTCAAACACTTGCTTGCTTCTTGGCACCTGCGGCTTGACACGCTTGGCCGCCATGCGTCCAATGTCGCGGTTGCTCTTGCGCAGTTCCTTGGCCATGTCTTTTGGGAAGGCACCAATGCGGCCAATCTGCTTCAGCAGCTCATCGAGTCCTTCGACCTTACCTGCCATCAGTCCCTTTCTCTTTGCAAAATATGCGCAGGCCGTCGCGGCGGCCTATCTCCTCAAAGCCAAGTATCTCATACTCGCGGCTCTCAAAGATTATCGCATCGTCTTGGCTAATACTAACACCGCTACTACTGTCAATAGGGTTAGGATGGTGTACCACAAAAGTAACATCGCGTTGGGGGAAGATTTGGTAGGCCTTCATGCTCTCGCCGGCACTGCCAGCGTAGATCACCTCGGCCCACATGTTATTGTCCACGGTAGCGCTTACCGTAGGCTGTCCGTAGTCGTCTTGTGTGAACGTCTCGGTCCTGTGCGTTATGTATCGGTCTCGCCGTCCTGCGTTCTTCATGGCTGATAGATAACGCGGTAAGGATTAAGCAAGGCCTCCAATCCAAACTTGAGGCGCGTGGTGATGGTTCCAATAACCTCCTCTTGCCTGTTCTCATACATGTGTGCGACAAGCAAACGCACGGCTTGAATGATTGGCGCTGGCGGTGCGCTGTATCCAGCGGTGAACGTAACCACCACAGGACTTAAAGCATATTCGTAGGTGGTAGGGTAGTCTCTAAAGGCAATGCGCGCCGGTGAGCTGATGGTGTCGGTGTACCAATTGCCGGCGGCTAACGTCGTAAGGTCGCTTGTGTAGTCCTTGGCTGCCGTCGTCTGATACTTAACCTCGCTGATGGCTGTAACAGGCCCAATGGGGATGTAGCTATTGACAAACGCCGGCAGGTAACCCTTGGCCGTATAGCTGCCAATCTTGATGTTGCAATGCTCCTCAATCCATGCAACCGCAGCAGAACGCAAAGCAGTGATCAAAGTGTCTTCCTGACTGTGTGTGACGCGGAGGTGACCTTTTAAGTCTGCGATACCAATGATGGTCTCAAGGTTAACTGCCGCGCCTGTTATCTCTACTTGCATAGCGTAAAAATAGAAAAGCCCGCACTAGGCGGGCCTTTCTCATTCAGTCAATTACGCTATCAAGCGTTGTCGTGGAAGGTGTAAGCGGCACCACCGTGAAGAACAGCAGCGTCAGCGTAGCGGTGAATGCTAATCCGCACCTCGTGGCTAAGGTCCATAGCGTATGGATTGACAACGATGTCAAGACCACCAAACAAACCGAGAACAGCAGCTTGGTTAAAGTCGGCCATAATCATAGAACCGTCAGCAGCAACACCGTTAGCAGGAAGCAAGTCGGTCACAGCGTAGGGATAGCCCAAGGCGTTAAAGTTACCGGCGGAGCTACGGTCGAGTGCAGCGTTAACGTTAGTCACGATGTCGTCAGCAGCAATCAAAGCGTGAGCAACACTGTTTGCAACAACCTTGACGTTGGCCAAGTTGACTCCAGAAGAAGCCAAGGCAGCCTCACCAACAAGCATTTGCGCGGCGCTTACAGCGTTCGTGTTGTCACCGTCTCCAGTACCAATGATTGTATTAAACACAGTCTTGTCTATCTGGCGATTGAGCTGCGTAATCATGTCGTTGGTGATAAGCTGCTCGACAGCAGGACCGCCCTGCATCATCAGCTGCTCAGTCACAGTAACGAAAGCACCGTAGCGAGTAGGTGTCAAGCTCCGTGCGCCAATCGCGTTGGCTGCGCTTGATACGTCAGCGCCCTCAGCAGCTGAAGCAACAGTTGCAGCAGCGGTAACAATTGGTACGTTGACGTTGGAAGTCAATCCGGTAAGAACGCGACCACCAAGAGACTGGAACAAAGTTGGAGCAGCCAAGGCAGCAACACCAGCGGCAACTTGCGTACCCACAAAGCCAGGAGCGTTGGCCAAGCTAGAGCCGGCACCAAAGTCACCAGCGTCACCCAATGCACGCATTGCGCTTGCAGGAATAGAGAGCTGACCTTTGATGGTCATGTTAGAGCCGCGTGCCTCACGCATAGCTTCCTCGGTGAACTCAGCAGCGACACCAGTAACGCGCTTGCCTTGTGACAAATCACGCACGGCACCGGCCAAATCAAATCGCTTGCTCATGGTGCGCATCTCATTGGATGCACCACGGCCAACTTCACCAGCGAGTACAGCACTCTCGGCAATCTTAGCGTCTTCACGCTTCACCTTAAGTTGCACGTCCACCTTGCGAATTTCAGTAGCGAGGCGCTCCATCTCTGCTACGTCAGTATCAGAGAGATCGCGTTCTTCAAGTTCAGCGGCTTTTTTAACGTCTTCGCGCTGCTCGACGTATTGCTGGCGCAGGGCCTGCAAATCCTTAATAGGAAGGTCAGTCATTTTCATTGTGTTGTTCGGCGCGCGCAAATACAGACGCAGCCTGATATGCCGGATAAGTTACAGGACTCACATCGATTAGACGCCCCACCTTTTCAATAACTCTTACGCCGTTCTCGTCTACGCTTTCTTCACTAATCGTAAAGGCAAAGGAACTCTGTGAGATGTCGCCGCGCTGGATCATGGTGTACAGGTCGCGGCCGGCTTGTGTGTCGCTAAGCACGCCACGGTAGTACAGGCCGTCCTCGTCTTCTTTGAGTTCGAGTGTGCCGTTGCTTGTGCGCGCAAGCGGTACGCCGTCGTGATTAATCAAGAGACGCACGTCGTCCTCCAATACATTGGCGAAGGCACCAGGTGCAATGCGCTCTTGAAATGCACCGAGGTCAGTGGTGCTATTAAACACAGCCGCGTATCCTTCAACAACAAGCTCGTCAGTGGCCGCGCGCATCTCTGCTGTGCGGTACTGAACGCCCTTATCTGTGGCCTTTTTCATCTTGCGCTCTGCTACGCCGCTGAGGTAGCGCCGCACCTCTGCGATGCGTGCTGCGTCTTCGCCTGGTGTATGGCTGTAGATGGCCACCAGTTGCATGTATGTAGCCTTGTTGGTGCGCTTGCTGATGTTGTGCAGCGCCCTTCTAACGTAGTTAGGAAGGTGATTGTCCGTCGTCATTGCTTGAGATTTTTTCGGAGTAGGCCTGCATCTTGTCAATGCTTAATTGGTTGACCTGAACCAAGTGTTGATCCCCACCGTCAATGGGGTTGAGTTCCTCTGTGCTGCGTACTTCGTTGATGCTCATCACACCGTTCTGCAACATTTGGGTGAAGAAGCTTGCTCGCGCTTGCATATCGCCACGGAACAAATCGTTGAGGGCAAACTTGAAGTAGTGGTTGCTGGCCTCTTGCCTTGTAAGAAGCTTGCTTTCCAGCTCTTGCTCGATGCGCTTGGCCCACGGCAGGACCGTATGCCGTGCAAACATTAGGTTTTGTTGCTCAACGTTGTTGTATGTCGTTTGGCTCTCCAACTGCACCAGCGCTGGCGGTACACTGAAGATGCGACAAATCTCCTCGGCCTGGAACTTGCGCGTCTCAATAAACTGCGCTTCCTCCGGTGCGATGCTGATGCGGCTATACTTAAAGCCAAACGGCAGAAGCTTAGTGCCTGCGCTGGTTTGTGAGGCGTTCCACGATCCTTGCAGCATTTGCATCTGCTCAGACTTAAGCGGTTGGTCGCTGGACAGTACGCCGGTCATCTGCCCACCGTTGCCAAAGTATTGGCTACCGTAGTCCTGTGCGGCTTGAGCAAGGCCGAGGTTCTCTCTGTGCAGCTGAATCGGTGACTTGCGGTAGAGGTTGCAGATTTCCAGCATGTTCTCCTGCTGTACCACACGACCGTCGCGGAGCTTGTAGATAATGCGGTCGTTGACGACGCGCTGCTCCACGTAGTCAGTGTCCACACATTGCAAAGCCAGTGGCACTCCACCGGCACCACGCTCAATAATGGCGTAGCCTACGCCCTTAAGTACAGCGTTAGCTATGATTGTCTCCCAAAAGACGAAGGCTGTCTCATATGCGTTGGGGCGATACTTGGTGACGTCGCACGCTGGGTGGTCCATAACGATGTCGCGACGTTGGCCGCTTACCTCATAAAGGTTAAGACTAAGGCTGGCAAGCGTACTAGCAATCTTGTACACGCATGCGTACACCGTACTGATGCGCACGCTGCTTTCGTGAGTGATACTGGCGCCGGCTGACGTTGGTCCATACAGACCCACGGCGTTAATGATGTCCTCTGGACGATCTAAGCCGACGCGCATGCGCC